GATTGCAGCGGCGGACGTGGCAGAAAGATTTCGTTGAAGAACGCGGGCAGCGTCAGACGCAGCTGCTGCGTGAGCAGAGCCGTGCGAGTGACTGCTTCGATGACGCTGCGAGCCGACGGTATCAGCGATGTGACGACCGCGTTGTCGTCATCGGTCGAAAGCCGCAACTGAAGTTTGGCTTCGCTGAGTGTCAGCGGCTCGGTCGCAGGCGCTGCAACGACAGAGAGTGGCATCCTGCCCCTTTTCAGCCATCCTTGGCGGACTCTGCCGTTGCACGCATGCGGTTCACGGCGGAACTGTACAAAACAGGCAGAGCGATTGTCAGTCCAGTTTCAACGCCTTACGGAGTTTGGTGACCGTTGCTTTGCCGACATCAGTGATCGTGGTGAGGTCTTCGTTGGCGGCGAGTGCTGCCAGGATGCGTCCCGGACTCCCGAAGCCTGCTGCCGTTAAATTCGAGATCTGTGCATCCGTCAGAAAGTCGAACAGTTCCAGCCCGAGCGTTTCACCGTCGCTGCCGTTGCCGCCGTTGCCGCCGTCGCTCTCGCTGGCGGTCACGTCTGACGTCTGCGTCTCTGTCGCAGACACGACTGGCGATGGTGCCAGCTTCTGCAGTTGCTCCTCATCAGGCTCGATGATGTGTGCCGCCAGAGGAACCAGCCGCTTGATGAAATCTTCCGGCAGGGGAACAACGTCACCGGGCGAGTAGCTGCGGTTCAGTACCGTTGTCAGCTTCAGGAATTCAACGTATCGCATGAATGAGCCTCGCAAAATTGCCCCGCTGCCTGGGAGGAACAGGCAGCGGGGCCAGCGATTAGAAATCGTCAATCTGATAGCTCAGCCTTAGGCCGAGGTGTCGATGTCCACAACCTTCACGAGTGCTTCATCGTTGCGGAATGCAACCTGAAAATCCTGCAGCACGACGATACGGACGCCGCCCGAAGTGCTGAGGCTGTACGGGTCGATCGTGACATCCATGCCGGACCAGTAGGCCATCACGATGGTCGCCCAATCGCCGTAGATCAGAGCTGACAAGTCTGTTCCGGTGCCCTTCGTCAGATCGGCAGGCACCTGATTAGTGATCAAGGCCGGATAATCTTCAATCGTCCGGTCTTTCGACCAGAGGAACTGGCCGGAACCGTCGTCGAGCTTAATCGTCTTGGCGGCTTTTCTGACCTTCGGGTTGGTCATGAAGTTCAACGTACCGTCGTCGGCATTGTCGACAGCAACCTGCTCTTCCATGTCGAGGATGACGTCGCGAGTCAGTGCTCCGCCGTCAGTGGCGATGGCGATCGTCGCGATTTCCGACCGCTGCAGAATTCCTTCTGGCTGATTAGATACGCCAGAGCCGTTCAGCACTGCGCTGTCGGTACCGAGAGCCATCGCGTCGAGAAGGTCGCCCAGAGCGAACGAGTTCATGTCCATTGAGGACTGATTCACTGCTCGCCGTGTCAGGTCGGTATAAGCTCCCTGAGTGGTCGACGTGATGTTGAGCTGCCCGATTGTCGCCGCGCTGCCCGTCGGTGCGCCTGCCTCGCCGACGAAGTAGGTTGTCGCCGTGCCGGTTTGCTTCGGGATGTCGACAGAGCCAGTGAGCCCTGTGATCATTTTCGCGCCGGCCTGAACGACTCGCGTCTTGTTTCGCAGCAGGTCGATAAAGTTGCTGGCACGGAAGTCGGTCGTGATCGCTCCAGCAACTGCGGTCGTGTCGAGGGCTCGCCGCTGGCTACCAGACAGATTTCTCACCTGCAGGTTGTGCGGCATGAAAAAGCCGGTCGCTTCACGGCCTGAACGTTTCGCTATTTCCTGCGAAATTTCGCCTTCGTACCCGTCGACAGGCCGTTGATTCAGCAGACAACGAACCGCTCGCAGAATCGAATACTTATGGCTATCGGGATTCTCAACCGGATCGTTGCCGCGTTCGCTGGGATCGGCACCTCGCGGCGGCGGAGTGGCAGGAGCGGTGCCGGATTTCAGCATTTCGGCGAGACGGCTGCTGCGTTTCTGGATCTCAGCTTCCGCAGATCGGGCGGCGGGAATCTGATTCTTTTCAATGTCGTCAGCATCGTCCAGCAGCTTATCGACTTTCGCCGTTTCATCGTCTGTCAGCGAGCGGTTTTCCGTTTCCGCGAGGTCGTTTATCGCCTTCGCATCAGCAACCAGTTTCGATCGCTCTTGAGTCAGCTCGCGAACCGTACCGAGAATGCCGAGTCCTGCCGTCGCGAGCAGCCAGCCAAAGGCGGAGCTGTCGGAACCATTGACCGAGGCGAGGCCAGCGGCGGCCGGCGCGGCAGAGAAGGCCAGCATGACGAACGCAGCGAACACTACGGCGAACCGGTTGGCTCGATTTCGCTGCGAACAGATTTGAGCGTTCCTTCTTTTGCGAGCGACTCGCGCAGAGCGTTTGAGTGATTTGAGGCGGGCCTTTGGCACGTTGACATCCTTGCTGAGTGTTGGTTGACGGTTTCCGAATCCTGGAAGTCGTCTGGACGGCTTGCCGTGCTTCCGTCAGTGCGTGTGGACGCGTTCGCGGAAGCAGTTACCAACTCAGCAGAGCGTTGCCTGTGAGGCCGCTCAGCCCATCTGTGAGAGCCTGAGACGTCGTGATCGACGCTGTTGCTCACTCTCGCGGCGAAGCTGGTCGTCGCGTTGCTTCTGCCAGTCGTCGATCGAGCGTTTGGCCACTTCGGTCGACGTGCCGGTGTAAGCGGGGTAAGTGACCGGCCCGACGTCCATCAATCCGAGATCGGTGATCTGCAGGTATCGGATTTCGCCGACTTCCTCAATGGTGCGGGCGTGCGGATCGAACGCGAACGAGCTGCCCGTGACGTCTCGCCGCTCAATCGATTCAATCACTTTCGTGGCCCACGACGGTGGGTCGATTTCGTAACGCAGGCCAATCGAGTCGACCGACAGTCGCAGGGTGCCGGCTTCGAGATTTCTGCCGAGGATTTCGCTGGTGTTGTGGTTGTAGAGGCCTCGCACGTCGTCGGGACGACTGAGAGCCTTGTCGAACGCTCCGGGCATGATGCGTTCGACGACGCCTTCCCAGAGTTCGAATTCGGTCGACGCGTCGCCTTCACGATAGAAAACGGCGGCGTAACCGCTGATGACTTTCTTGCCGTCGGCTCGCGTTTCGATGCCGGCGCGTGATTGTTTCTGGAGCAGATGCCGACGCTCGATGACTGGTGCGTTGCTGCGTTTGATCATGGCTTGGCTGCTTCCAGTCTGTTTTCGATTTCGTCCGGCAGTGGTGCCCAAAGGTCGAGACCGACAGCGGCTTCGAATTCGTCTCCCGTCACCCGATAGACGTCGAGGCTGTTGCTTCCGGTGTCGACGTTCGGGCAAATCCAGTGTGCCATCGTGGCGACTCCGGATTTGTCGTGAGTCAGGATCGCTTTGCCGAAATGCGTCGGAACCCAGATGCGACTGGTGCCGATCGTGTCGAGTCGAATGCGGCCTGATTCATCCGGCAGATACAGCGGCGCCGTGAAGATGATGACCGGATTTCCGTAAGTGTCTCGGACCAGCGATTCCAGCCGCTTCCACGCTCTTCGGTTCAGGCCGGGATGCTGCGGAGCGACGTTGCTCAGCAGAAAGGTCGCGTAGTTGGCTTCGGGTGTGCCGAGATGATTGGCGCTGGCGGCGAGGTGGCCACGATCGAAACCGCTGCCAGCGTAGTCGCTGTCGGACGGACGGAACTCGACGGGCAAGTCGTCATCCTGACGGAATCCGGAATGGCGGTCGGTTTCAGGTTCTGAGTCAGTGCCGTCGAGATATTCGACGACGTACCGGGCGTTTTTCGTCTGGCCGTCGAAGCTGATCCAGAAGTCTCCGACGTTGCGTACGTCGTCTGTTGGCACCCATGACCGAGCGACCTGAGCGGGAGTCTGCCTGAGTGGCTTCTTCGCGTTCCCGTCGGCTCGCACGACGGCGATCATCAGGGCGGCGATCAGCAGACCGACCGAGGTGTAGAAAAACGCTCGCAACAGAATCACGCCAACGGTTTCAGGTCGTTTCATGCCACTGGCTCCAGAAGTGATTTCGCGAGGCGTTCGGTCTCTTCGGGCCACTTGTCGCAGATTTCTTTACAACGGGTCGGTCCCGCTGTGATTAAATCGTCGCGGTGTGATTCGAGCGACCGTTCCAGCCCGGCGAGCTGCTCGGCACTGACGACATCGCCCAGCTTTTCGCGGACGGTTGTTTTGTGTCGATCATAAAAGTCGCGGACCTTGTCGCGGTATTCCTGATCGGGCTTGCTGGCTGATCGTTCGACGAGAGTGAGTTCGCGGTGAATCAGTCCGGTGAGAGTTCGCGTCAGCATGACGTTGAGGCGTGGATCGGAACGCTCGCCGTCGGTGGTCTTCTGCGGAGCGGCTGACGTGTCGCCGTTGGCGGACTTGCCGAAGATTGCCTCCGGCAGCGGAAATTCGTCGAGACCCTCTTCAGGATTGAGGTCTTCGAGGGCTCGGATTTCGTTGCGGGACTTGAAGCCGGCGAGGATGGCCGTTTTGTGTGCCTCGTAGCGTGTCTTGATGTCGGAGCGGAGCAGGGCGTTGACGTTGGTTTTGAGTTTGAACTTCGAACGCTCGCCACGCGTGAAGAGTTTGCGGAGCAGCTCCTGCTCGTCACGCACGAACCAAGGCCGCATCGTGTGTTTTTCGAAGTAAAGATCCTGCTGTTCGATGTTGCTGAATGTGGCTCTTCGCAGATAACCGACGACGTGCGGCGGCAGTCGGTACCAGCGGCACGCGATTTCCTCGCCCTGGTATTCTCGCGATTCCAGGAAC